GGACTGACTTTAAGAATTCTATTGTTTGCATGTCCGTCCAGAGAAAGAAAAGGTGGGGTACTCGCTGCGTCTGCCTTGATCACAGACCGTGTTAATCAAATTGGCAGCATCCGCTTTCCCCCATGAAAGGTTAGTCGTCCCAGTTGTCTACCAGATTCGCCAACTCAGGTGCTGGCTCTGATGATTTCTTTGACGCCGCTTTCTTTGGCTCTTCAACTTTCTCTGCTTCGGCTTTAGCCTTAGTCTCGGCTTTCGGCTTCTGCTCGAACTCTTCATCGTCGCCCTCTTCCTTAGCTTTCGGCGGTGCGACGATAAACGACACAGCTTTTTCAGCTTCAGGGGAATCCTTCACGTCCTTGACTGCTTCAAACTCTTCTTCAGTAATAGGACGTACTGGCTTGAAGAACAACTTAGGTGTCGGGCTGTTGATGTCAAAGCGCATCTCAGTAACCACGCCGACTACTGGTGTGTTGTGCGCTTTCAGGTGGCGACCATAAGCTTGCAATGGTAGCTTACCTTTCTCGCCTTCACCAAACACGGACGTAGCAGGTAGGATAACTTGTGCGACTTTACGACGATCTGTCTCACCTTCTACCAACACAGCAATACGCTGCTGGTAACGACAGGCTCGCCCTTCGCCTTGCCCCGAACCTTTGATGTTCTGTTTGCAGTCCATGCAGCGGTTAGCTTGCTTTTGTTCCGCAGGTACGACATCAGCAGGAGTCTGGTTGTTCACAGACCAGCATGTTGGCGACGCGTTTTGACCTTCGACATACGCGCCTTCGTAATACGAACGGTACACATTCGGTGCGGCTTTGACGATGATCACATTCATCGCACGTTCTTCGCTGACGCGCACTTCTTTGTTACCTACCATCTCACGGAATGCACCGCCTTTGATAGAGATACGGTACTGACCAAGATCGTCACCGCCGCCAGCAATCGCGTTCGTGCTATCGTCTTGCAGTTCCTTCAGGTAGGCAGGAACACCGCCTTTAAACAGAGCTATATCACTCATCTTCGCTTCTCCTAGATGTCTTCATCGGGGTTAAAATCCAACTCTAATTGGTTAGGGTTGGCTACTACTGCTACTTTCGGTTCAGGTTGCGGGGCTTCATTGCGCAACGCTGCCTCGATCTCAGGAAGCCTGAAGCGGTATGTATTACCCAACTTCAGGTATGTACTTGGAGGGATGCTACCCCCTCTGATCCAACCTCTAACGGTCGATACCGACACGTTAAAGTACTTCGCTACCTCGCTTATTGTTACGTAGTGTTGTTCCATTATTTCTTCCTCACCGTAATTTGATATTCACTGTCAATGTTCAAGCCGGGTGGCAACTTATCTGGGTTTTGTTCTATCCATGCTTGGATGTTCCCTTGGTGCAGCCGCTTCTCATACACTTCAGGAATTTTGTGCTCCAACACAAACTGCCCCATCGCTTCCCAATTGTTAGTCCAGTATCTCCGTTTGATAGTGCGGTAGAACAAACCAGATTCGGTACGAACGCTTTCTAAGTTTTGTTCTTTGCAGTAGTCAAGCAGTGCACGTTTGACTTGTTCAATTTGGGCGTCGATTTCTTCCAGCTTCTTGTCGTACTCCGCAGCAATATCGTTCTTCGCATTGCGCATCTTCAGATACACGCGAACTAATTTTTCTACAGGTACGGTAGGCTTCTCACTTTCCATCTCGCTTCTCCCTATTGTTGGGCTTTGTAATTTAGTGCCGCCTATTACTTTAGTCAAGCAATTCTTTGTAAAGGTCTACAATTTTTGTGTGAATATCAATTTTACTATCTAGCATTTTGTAGATATATTTTTCTGCATTAGAACCTTGCAGACGAATAACGACTGAAGGGTGTCGTTGACCCGGCCTATGCACTCGCGCATTAGCTTGTGCATACGTCTCTAGCGAACTCGTTGGCCCCCACCAAACAACAGTGTCCGCAGCGGTTAACGTAACGCCATGTGCCGCAGACTGTGGTTGTATTACAAGGACTCTCGGTTCCGGTGTTTCTTGGAATCGTTTGAAGATGTCAGTGCGTTTTGCTGCTGAAACGTCGCCGCGAATTATCTCTGCGCTGATACCGTCTTCGATAAGCTTGGCAGTGATTAGATCGATGGCGTGTTTGAATGGTACGAACACAAGGACTTTGTTGTTCGCTTCTTCGATGACTTCCTTCAGCACAGCGTAACGGTTTTTGATGTCGAATTCAATGGTTTCTTTGTTGTCCGAATACACTGCACCGCAAGATATTTGCAGCAGCTTATTAAGATTGACCGCAGCATTCACGGCAGTTATTTCTTCCCCTGCCGCCTCCATCGTCATGCGGTTCTTCATCAACGCATAATACTTTTGTTGCTGTTTAGTTAGCTGCACTTCCCGGTTGACGTATGTCATCTCAGGCAAGTCAAGGCATTCATCTTTGGTAAACCTGATAGCAGGTTGTAAAGCATTGAACACGGTCTGCAACGCTGTCGGCTTTGGAACCCATCTGAACTGCCCGACCTTGTACATCACCATATCTTTAAACGCCGTAGCGAATCGCGGTACGCCGCTAGGGTTAACCAGCTTGGCTAGGCCGTACGCATCTACTGGCGACTGCGCAGCAGGTGTACCTGTCAACATCCACAACCATGTGTCTGGCTTGACCAAGCGGTTCAACGTCTTCCAGCGCACTGTCTGTGAGTTCTTGTAGGCGTTAGCTTCATCGACGACGATGAGGTCGAAGCCGCCTTCCGCGATTGCATCGGACACGATCTCAACACCATCGTAGTTAATGATGACGAACTCAGATGTACCTTTGATTATTTCTCGGCGTTTTTCCGCCGCGCCGTATGCGATGTCCACTGAACGGTGCATGGCAAACTTGAACAGATCGGCACGCCATGCGGAGTCCATGATAGACAACGGACAAATAACTAACACGCGCCTAACTTTCTTTTGTTTCATCAAGTAATCCGCAGCCCATATCACGCTACCGGTTTTACCTGTACCTTGCTCATTCAGGCAGAAAGCCCTCTTGTGTAGTGTGAGGAACGACGCAGTTGTTTTCTGGTGCTCGAAAGGCTTGTGCAGCCCCGGCCAGTTGTATTGGGAAATGATAGGACTCGGTACATTCCTGATCTTTAAATTCTTTAGTACCTGCGCTTCATCCAGCCCCCAGTGTACAAGCACCTTGCCCCCTCCGAGTTCTTTGCTCTTCGGTATCACGGATGTGACTTTGTCTGGGTTACGTAGCTGTAGAAGTAATGCTTTGTTTTCTATTATCTGCATAGTTTAAAGAAAGAGGAATAGGCAGAACTGGGTGTCCAGTTCTGCCTACGTACAGCGATAACGACTCAACATGTGTTGATTCCCGCGTAGGTGTCGCGTGTCAACTGGTACGGTTATAGGGTTTAGACTTCGTAACTAGCCCCCGACTATCCACTCGTACCTTACGATAGCCGTATTGGTTTGTAAGAACGCACAGGAGGTCTTACAACTCTAATTTATTCTTGAACCAAACCTGCGTCAACAACTATTTTGCTTTTTTATGTCCGTTACGCGCACGGTTTTTTGATGGCGCTTCTAGGTAGTACCCATCAGCGTTCGTGCCACCTTTTGCTAATGCTTTAACGTGCGATACATCTTTACCTTTACGACTCACGCCTTTCTTGTCCAACGCTCTACGTGCACGTTGACGCTCCATGCGGTCAGGTAGTTCGCCGCGTTTCTTCTGCATCTCGTATTCGTGCTTGTACGGTCTTGGACTCTTTGTGTAAGGCATCACGCTCTCCCATTGTGGGAACAACTCAGTACCGAACAATGCTTCCTGCACAGACCGCTCGGCTTAGGGTTCCACACGTCATTATCGTATGCGATCTTAATCCTGCTATGCGACTTAACCCATTTAGACCATAGCGTGTCTTGGTTCGCCGCGTCGTACTTACCCTTAACAAACGCATTACATACTACAAATGCCAACCCCCCTTTGACCTTCTTGATTTCAGGGAAGTGTTTGAAGATACATAATGCCATAAGTTCTAGCTGGTCAGGGTCAGCATATTTGGCTGACTTGCCAGTTTTGTAATCTACTACCCGCGCCTCGCCCTTCTCCCGATCCAGTATCAATAGGTCGGCGATCCCCCTGAACCAGACGTTCTCCGCGTCAAAGGCGCACGGCTGCAAGTCTTCCGTGATGCCCATCTCGTACTCGCACAGCTTTTCGCCCGGGATCTGCTTGAGGTTATCAAGCACTGGTTTCACAAACGCGAACATGGGCGGGAGGGGGGTCCCGCTTTGTATGTAATTCTCTGCTGCTTCGTGGAACCTTGTGCCGTACAGCATAGCTTCAGTCTCAGGCTCGACCACATCCTTTAACACCCTAAGATGAAAGTATTTGCGGGGACACTGCTCAAACAACTTGATGCTGCTGTACGACCACTTGATAGTCATCGACGAAACCCCCCTTTGATAACCCGGCCAGCCTGCCCATGCTCGAACCTAGCTGATCGGGCTGCTGCGTAGGCGTCGTATACTTTATGATAATACTTATACACGTGTACTTGCCGCGTCTCTACCCGCCAAAGGTCAGGCTCGACGTCCGCTCCGCAATCTGGTTCTAAGGTTAGTAACTCTGTGAGAGTACTACCTTGCCTCATCACATCCACATAGTGTGGCGTGAACATAGCCCACGACCTAGTCAACCCTTTGTAGTGCTGAATAATAGGATGAAAGTACACCTTAGCCTGCGAAGCTTCTGGGATTTCCCCCAGTAGTAACAACCCATTAACTGGATGCGCGTTGTACGAGTCCGTGAAATTAGGTAGTACCCCGCCCCAATCGTGCAGACTCACCTGCCGCTGAAAGTCTTTGACCAACCCATGCGGGTCACCTTTGACCTCGACAAATATATCTCCAAGCTCGGTTCCGTTTCTCGTCCAGTGGCGACCACCATACCCGGGCAGCACGAAGTCAGGTAAGTACATTTCCCCCTCGGCTGTTTTGTAACCTTCGTTCTCGTACTTCCACTCGATACCTAACGTATCAAAGAACACCGCCCACCTAGCTTCCAGCCTAGAACGAAATAGGTATCCTTTGTACTCTGTTTCTATAGCTTGTATCTGGCTCATCAGCACTCTCCGTAACTGACTCCCACACCGCTTTCGCAGTTGACAGGTAGTCCCGCAGCCCAATCGGGCGTCCAGCGCATACAGTCCTCGACGTACTGTCGCGCTTCCTCTACTTCCTTATCCAGCACCACACATGCTATCGCATCATGTACTGTCAACACAACCCTATATTTCTTAGAGATACGCAGCATCTGCTCCCCGATGATACAACGTGCTATTCCCTGACACACGTTTTCGATCACCTTTCCGCCGTAAATACGTGTCCTTCCCCTACGTGTTTTATACGTAAACTCGACGCCGTTTTCTCCGGCTTCTGCTTTGAGGTCGTCATACCTTAACAACAAACCGCTTGGCAGCATGATGGCGCGTTCCTTGGGGATGACCTGCAACACCCCGGCCCGCCCTAACGGTGCGCCTTCTCCCCTAGACATGTTAACGATTGCCTGTTGGGCTTCCTTCCACAACGCCGATATGGCGAAGTTCGCCTTGCGGTACACGTCAATAATCCTGCGGCACTCGTCCAACGGCAACTCTACAGGCGGGTTAGAGTTCTTCAGTGCGGCTTGGAACTTGACCGCGCCCATCCCATACCCTGCACCCAAGATTGTTGTCTTTCCGACAAACCGCTCCTGCGGGGTAATGTTCTCTTCCTTCTTGCCGTAGATCGTCGCCGCCATTTTGCGGTACACGTCTTCCTTGTTGGCGAACGACCGCACGATGTCATCCTGCCCTGCCAACCACGCCAAAACCCGCGCCTCAATCTGAGAAGAGTCGGCATCTATTATCTTGTGCCCCGGCGGTGCTTTGATAGCCATCTTCAGCTTACCCGCGTTCTCCCCTCGGCTTGGTAAGTTTTGCAGGTTGATCTTGTCATCGCCGCCCCACCGTCCGGTGTGCGCCGCGTAATACTTAACTGGCACGGGTAATGTCCCACGTGAAGCAATCCCTATGAACCTGTCGGTGCGTGTTTCCTCTAGGGTGCTCTTGACCCCTAGTCTCGCTGCTACTAACGCCTGTACTTCGGGCTTCGGGTGCGATGCCAAAGCTTTAAATTCCTCATCATTCTTTGCCAACGCGAGTGTTTCCTTTCCAGTTGTTGCACTGATTTTTACTGGTGGCTCAATTTTTAGCGCTCGTAGTGCATCTGCAAACTTGTTATTGGATAGCAATACTTCCTGTGCCTCATGACGCGGAATCTTGAGCTTGTCATAGAGAGCTTCCTTCTTGTTGAAGATGTCGGCTTTATGCTGCTGTAACATCGGGATGTCCAAGCGCAGCACTGGCTCGGTGAACATCCTTAGCGTTAGGTTGATAAGGTGTAGTTCCTTCTTCGGAAACCCGGGAAGCATCTTGTTAAACAATTTATAAGTTAGCTCCACGTCATTGACACAGTAGTCGCCGTAGTCCGACAACTGCTGCTCGGTGAAGTCCTCTCGGCGCAGACCCAATGCCCATTTGGTAGCGTCACCCTTTTGCCCTAGACCGTACCTCTCAGTCAGTGCGCCAAGCGACCCGCCGACCTCGACCCCATGAATCGCCCGACCCATGCACAGGGTATCCATCCAGAACTTAGGCTTGATGTCAAAGTGCCAATTGAGTATCGCCCCATCGAACATAGCGTTATGCGCCAGTGCGACAGAGTTCTCCCAATCGAATGTGTCCAACCACTGCTTAAGTTGATGTGCTGTACCAGATGCCCACTCGGCAGGGGCGTCGCCGTTCTTAACTGATACGCCGATAACGTGGAACTGCGGATCGCGTATGTATTCTTCTGTAGTTTGCTTTGCAAAACCTACGTCTTTGCTGAAGTAAGTTTCAAAGTCAACGGTTATTAGTTTCAAGTGTTACCCCCTAATTTACTTTCCATACTTGCTCTGTAAACTATAAAGTTATGCTTATGTCCAAGCTTTACCATTTCTTCAGAAATAGCTGTCACCACTTCTTGCTTTGCTGCGCTGCTTAAAGGGTAAAAACTAGCTATGCGAACGGCTATGATTACATCGTCTGTGGTTGCTCGCGTCATGAGTTCTTCTCCTTCAGCTTGGCTTCGAGCGCATACACCATGTCAATAACGTATGGTCTGTTAGCTAGTGATATTTCTCTGGCTTCTTCAGGCGTCAGACCTTGCCATTCGCGTTC